CCTCCAGGAGATCATCTGGGCCGGACAGGCCTTCATGAAAGGTTCCCAGGGCATGGGAGGCGGCGCAGGAGCGCCCGCAGCAGCCGCACAGGCAATGCCCACGATTCAGGCAGCACCGGCAGTTCAAGTAGCACCCCAGCAGGCAGGCCCGCCCACCGGTGCAAACGGCTTCGGCCACCTGACACCGCAGCAGGTCTCCGCGATGGAGAGCGCTGCACAGCGGCAGATGATGCGTGACCCGGCGCTGGCCGCAGGCGTGACCGATTACATCAACCCGGTCATGCAGAGCAACGGCAAGGCGTTGAGCCAGAACGCCAACTGGGCAGCAGCCAACGGACTGCCCCTGACCAAGCGGCAGCAGGCCATGATGGACGCAGTGGACAAGCTGGCAAAGCCCATCGGACAGGAGACCACCCTGTACCGCGCCGACCACGACGATTTCCTGAAGCGCCTGAAGGTCAACAACTACCAGAGCATGAGCGACAGCCAGCTGCGCAAGGCGCTGGTGGGCAAGACATGGACGAACGACTGTCTGGAGTCCACAGCCTACGACAGCCGGGACAACCCCTTCTGGCCGCAGCCCGGGGGCAGCCGGAGTGCGGGCAAACACAGGCAGGGCGGTTCTGTTTCCGGTAACCGTGAAATCCTGATCCGGTATCACACTGCCAAGAGTACCCGGGCGGCGTTCATTCAGCCCAGCCAGTCGGAGGCCGTTCTGGCAGTAGGCACCCATCACAAGATCACCGGTGTCCGGTCTACCCGCACCGGGCCGTCGTACACCTACGGCAGCGGCAAGCGCGTGATTGAACTGGAAATCGAAGTGTGGTAAAATCAAATTGGAGGTATCTCACTATGGCGAAAATTTCCGCACAGAAGTTGAAAGAGATTGAAGCCGCAGAGCAGAAGTTCCGGCCTCTCGACACCCCGAAAACGAGCCGCCCCTTCCCCAATCTGGGCATGGAGAAGCCCGCAGCCAAGAAGAAAGCCACCAAGGCGAAACCCAAGAAAAAGTAAGTCGTAACGTTTCGCCCCTGCAATTCATGGTACCCTTGACCGAGAAATTCACGGCCAAGGGAGGATCCACATGGGAGCAGCAGCTGCTGGCACAGATCAAGGGCAACCCGGCGGCCCTGATGCAGATGAGCGATCAGGACGCACTGGACACGGTGAAAGCAATCGCGGCACAGCCCATCGCGACGGACGGCACGCAGAACGACACCTTCTGTCAACGATGGTTGAATGCCACCGGACTGGCAAACGAGATGCCCGAGGTTCTGGATGATGTGGCTTTCGGCAAGGCCCGCCGCAAAGCAGGCGCGAACAAACTATACCACAGCGATGCCCCCTATGACGGCAAGGCGACAACGGCAGTAAAAACCCTGCAGCAGCTTCAAACAGGCAAAACCGCATTTGCTTCTTTCGGCACCCACGGGAGCGGCACCTACCTCGACTATGACGCTGTTAGTAACGTCACTATGTATGCAGGCAAGCACGGCTCTCAGGTAAAGATGTTCCTGAATAGCCATGCGCGCATAGCCAAAGCCGCTGATCTAAAACAAGCCAGAAGCAATTTTGAGATAAAGCACCCCAAGACGTACCAATACCTAATCAGCAGCCATACAACTACGCAGTGGGGTAAAAGCGAATTGAAAACTGTATGGCTGACAAGCTCCGGCTACAATGCGTATGACAACGGAGTCTGGGGGTACAAAGTCGCATACAGTCGAAAAGCACTGACCATCTGTTCCACGATCAAGAGCGGACAACAGGTCGAGCAAAAGGGCACCAACTGGTGAGAACAAGGAGGACGACCATGGCAAATTACACCAACAACCAAGTAGAGGCATTCATCTCTACCCGAGAAGCGGAACTCCGGAAAAAGGCCAAGACCCCCGGTGAACTCCGGGACTGCCGCTCTGTTGCAGCCATGGAATGGGACGCTCACACCGGACGCGTTGAAAAAAGTGATCTCCCCAAGGGCTGGAAAGACCCCTACGCCAAGCTGGACAAGGCCGCAAAGTCCAAGCCCAAGACCACCAAGGCAAAGGGCAAAAAGTAACTCGTAACGTTTTTACACAGGCTCTCTGGTACAATTGCCAGAGAGCCTATTTTATTGCCCGGAGGGATTGCATGGAGAGCGTGAAGCACCAAATCGAGTACAAACGGCTGGACGAAATCCGCCCCTATGACAATAACCCCCGGCGCAACGACGAGGCCGCAAAAGCCGTGGCCAACAGCATCAAAGAGTTTGGCTTTCAGTCCCCCATCATCGTGGACAGGGACGGCGTGATCATCGCAGGGCACACCCGGTACAAGGCCGCCCGGAGACTCAAGTTGCAGGAAGTGCCGGTCATCGTTGCGGCAGAGCTCGACCCGGAAAAGGTCAGGGCCCTGCGCATCGCAGACAACTCCACCGGCGAAGTTGCCGAGTGGGACCTGCAGCTTCTGGTGCAGGAGCTGACCGGCATTGAATACGACATGACCGACTTCGGCCTGAACCTCCAGATCAAGATCGACGAGGAGGTCAAGGAGGACGACTTCACCGCAGAGCCCCCGGAGCAGCCCATCACCCAGCGGGGAGACATCTGGCTGCTGGGTGACCACCGGGTCATGTGCGGCGACAGCACCAGCCCGCAGGACGTGGAGCGGCTGATGGACGGCCAGCTGGCTGACCTGCTGCTCACCGATCCGCCCTACAACGTGAACTATCAGGGCTCGAACGGCAAGAAGATTGAGAACGACAACATGGCCGAAAGCCAGTTCCGGCAGTTCCTGCTTCAGGCATACAGCCGGGCCTTCGATGCCTGCCGTACTGGAGCCAGCGCGTACATCTTCCACGCAGACACGGAGGGTGAGGCGTTCCGGGCCATGTTCCGGGAGGCGGGCTGGGGTTTGCACGGGTGTCTGGTCTGGGTCAAGAACAGTCTTGTTCTCGGTCACAGCGACTACCAGTGGCAGCACGAGCCCTGCCTGTACGGCTGGAAGCCCGGCGCGAACCACTACTTTGTCAACGACCGCAGCCAGACCACCGTCATTGACGATGCAAAGCCGGACGATCTGCGGCACATGAAGAAGGATCAGCTGCTGGACTGGGCCATCAAGGCGCAGGCACTGCTGACGGAGAAGCCCAGCAGCGTGATTCGCTGCGACAAGCCGCCCCGTAACGCAGAGCACCCCACCATGAAGCCGGTGGTGCTGTGCGGCAGGCTGATCAAGAACAGCTCCCTGCCCGGCCAGACCGTGCTGGACCTGTTCGGCGGCAGCGGTTCTACGCTGATCGCCTGCGAGCAGCTGAGCAGGAAGTGCTACACCATGGAGTATGACCCACGCTATGTGGACGTGATCGTCCAGCGCTGGGAGGACTTCACCGGTGAAAAGGCCGTCCGCCTGAAATAACCATTCCCCGCCGGGGCAGGTTTTCTACTCCTTTCCCGCCCCGGCATTTTTCATAGCCAAAACGGCACGCACACGGGTCATCCTCCGCCCGCAGGGCTCTGGAAGCAGAGCCGGTGCGTGCCGTTTTCTCATACGGAGGTGAAACCTTGGCACGAGAATCCCAAATCAGCAAGTGGAACAGCCCCAGTGGCCTGCTGCGACTGCAGCGGCTGGCGATGCACGGTCTGACGCAGGCAGAGATCTGCGAACAGATCGGCGTGCCGGTGCGCACCTTCCGGCGCTGGTGCACGCAGGACCCGCGCATCGCGCAGGCCATCAGTGTGGGCGCGGAGGCCGCTCTCGCCAGCGTGGAAAACGCCCTGTTCAAGAAAGCCCAGGGCGGCGACCTCGGCGCGATGTGCTTTTATCTGAAAAACCGTGACCCGGAGCACTGGAGCGAGCACCCGGAGCTGCGCGGGTACGACGGAAAGGTGGTGTTTGTGGATGACATACCAAAGACGGAGGCCGCCAAATCTGCTCAAGCAGCAGCTGAAACTAAGCAGCCTGATCATTCCTGAATACTACGCCGCCCACACCGCAATCTGGTCGGGCGAATACAACGAGTATCTGGGTGACGGCGGGCGTGGCTCCCTCAAGTCCACGTTTGCCGCCACCGAAGTGGTGCTGCTGATCATGCGAGTACCGAACATCCACGCCGTGGTTCTGCGCAAGGTGGGCAACACCCTTGCCACTTCGGTGTGGCCGGAGTACAACCGCGTGATCGACCGCATGGGCATCCGGAACCTGTGGAAGCAGACCAAAAAGCCCTATACCCTGACCTATATCCCCACCGGACAGACCATTCAATTCTACGGTCTGGATGACCCCGGCAAGTTAAAGTCCATCGCCGTTCCGTTTGGATATTTCGGCGTCATGCACTTTGAGGAGTTCGACCAGTACGACGGCCCGGAAGAAGTGCGAAACGTCGAGCAGTCGGTGTTCCGTGGCGGTCCCTTCAGTTTTTCCTTCAAGACTTTCAACTCGCCCGCCATGGCGCGGCATTGGGTCAACCGGTATAAGCGGGAGGCAAAGCCGAAGCAGTTCCGGCATCACACCACCTACCTGACCACCCCGCCCGAATGGCTGGGTCCCCGCTTCTTCGACGACGCCGAGACCCTGAAGCAGCGTGACCCGGTGGCCTACGCCCACGAGTATCTAGGCGAGGTGGTGGGCTGCGGCACCGCCGTGTTTGAGAATCTGGAGCTGCGGCACATCACCAGCGAGGAGATCGCCGGGTTTGACCGCCGCTACTACGGTCTGGACTTCGGTTGGTACCCCGACCCGAACCACTTTGGCGGCATGAGCTACGACCATGCCCGGCAGACCCTGTACATCTACGAGGAGCACCGGGCCCAGAAAGAGACCGATGCCCAGCTGGCAGAGGCCCTGCGCCGACACCTGCACGACGAGATCATCGGCGACAGCGCAGCCAACCGGTCGATCGCTACACTGCGCGATCTGGGCTTTGACCGGCTGCGGGGCTGCCGGAAGTACGCAGCCCACGGTGGCACATCCGTCACCGACGGCATGAAGTGGCTGCAGAGCCGCGCCAAGATCGTCATTGACCCCCAGCGCTGCCCATGGACGGCGCGGGAGTTTTCCGAGTACGAGTATGCCATCGACAAAAAGACCGGCGACGTGATGCCGGGGTACGTTGACGCAGCAAACCATAGCATCGATATGACACGCTACGCCATGGAGCCCGTCTGGCAAAAGAGAGGTGTTCAAAACGCATGATAAACCACGCAGACATCGAGAATATCATCGGCTGCAAGACCCTTGTCACCGACCAGATGCAGCGCGCCATCGAGGAATGGTACGATGCAGCCATCAACGGTCTGCCGCTGGACAAAAACCCGGAGACCCTGACGCTCGATCTGCCCGCCCTGATCTGTGCCGAGCTGGCGCGTCTAACCACGCTGGAACTGGAGGTCACGGTGGCGGGCAGCGCCCGGGCAGACTGGATCAACGCCCGGTTGCAGCGGGTCATCACGCCCCGCAGACGGCGCATCTTCACGGTGGCGCTGGCGCTGGGCAGCGGCATCTGGAAGCCCTACCAGAGCGGCAGCAATCTGGGCATTTCCTTCTGCAACGCATCCCGGTATTTCCCCGTCTCCCACGACGTGGAGGGCAACCTGACCGAGGGCGTGTTCATCGACACCATTCAGGATGACGAGAACTACTACCACCGGCTGGAGTGGATGCACGTTCTGGAGCGCCGACAGGATCTGCGGGATGCTGAACTGGAGCAGCTGGAGGACTACGACCTCGCAGCACCTACACAGTTTCCCTGCATCAAGGTGGTAAACCTCGTCTTCCGCAGCGCAACACAGGACAGTCTGGGCAGCCCGGAGGATCTGAGCATCCGCCCGGAGTGGGACGAGATCCAGCCTGTCGCATATCTGACCGGGCTGGAAAAGCTCCCTGTCGGCTATTTTGTGACCCCCATTGTCAACAGCATTGAGCCAGACAGCGAACTGGGCGCGGCCATGTTCGAGCCTGCCCGGAAGCAGATCATCGATGCAGACGAGCAGTACACCCGGCTGGACTGGGAGTACGAGGGCGGCGAATTGGCTGTGGATACAGATGAGAAGTTCCTCAAGCCCAGTGCCGCCGGGCAGCAGCTGTCCAAGGCTGAAGCCCTGAAGCAGTACGGCGTGCCGCCGGAAGCCATCGACAGCACCGCCCCGCACCACAGAGACCGGCTGTTCCACGGCATCAATGTCAACACCGGCATCACCGACAGCGCGCCGTTTTACCAGGTATTCTCCCCTACCCTTCGGGACGGCAGCTATCTGTCCGGCCTGAACCAGTATCTGCGCAACGTTGAGAGCCACGCGGGCCTGAGCTTCGGCGTGATCTCGCAGGTGGCAGACGTGGAAAAGACCGCCACCGAGATCGTCAGCAGCAAGCAGAAGCTGTACAGCACCGTCTCCGACCTGCAAGCAGCGCTGGAGGACGCCCTGCGCGGTCTGATCGACGCGCTGGACTACTGGGCAGACCACGTCCCGGACGCCCCCGGCAAAGGCACGTTGAGCATCTCGTTCAAGTGGGATGACAGCATCATCCTCGACCGGCTGTCCGAAATGGCACAGTGGCAGCAGGAGGTCAGCATGGGCTTGCGCAGCAAGGCAGAGTACCGGCAGCACTTCTTTGGCGAGGATGAAAAGACCGCTACACAGGCAGTGCAGGCTATCCAGCAGGAGAACGGAAGCAACGACATCTTGAAGGGAGTGCTTGATAATGGCGACGGCTAAAGAGACAAAGCTGCGGACGGAGCACACCGCAAAGCGGCTAGACTGGCTGCACGACAACGCCCGCGTCCTGCGCAGCCCCGCACTTTGGGAGCGATACTATGAAGCGAAGCACATCACCGAGCTGCTGGGCTTTCAGGTGAAGATGCATGAGGGGCACCACGAGGTAACGCCGTGCTGACCCCGGAGCAGGTCAACGCATACGCCGGGCTGATGGCGGCCCCATGGGAGGAGCTGAACGATCGCATCCTGCGGGACATGGTGCGCCGCATCATCAAAGCGGGCAAGATCACCTCCACCGCCGAGTGGCAGATGTTCCGGGCACAGGCGCTGGGCGCGAGCCGGGATTACCTGCTCCGGCAGATGGCCGCCATCGTGCAGGAGATCGGCCCACAGGAAGCCGCTATCTTTGCCCGGGCAATGCAGCAGGCGTACACCAAGGACGTGCTGGACGCAACCGCAGCAGGCCGCACGCTGACCCCGCTGGGCGACAGCGAGGAGGCGCAGCAGCTTCTGGAGAGCGGCTATCGGCGCACCATGAACACCCTGTACAACCTGACCCAGACCCGCGCTGTGATGGGCAACCAGAACATGCTGGAGACCCAGCAGCGGCAGCTGGCACAGTATCTAGACATGGCGCACATGGACGCCACCAGTGGCGCATTCAGCTCCGATGACGCCGCCCGGCGGGCGCTGAACGAGCTGTCGGCAAAGGGTCTCGGCGCCATCACCTATCCCAGCGGCCACACCGACACACTGGACGTGGTGGTGCTGCGGGCGACCCGCACCGGGGTCAACCAGACCGCCGGGGAGATCACCCGGCACAACGCCGACGAGCTGGGGTGCGACCTGATGGAGCTGGATGCCCATGTGGGTGCCCGCACCGGTGACGGCGGGCAGGACCTGACCAACCACAGCTGGTGGCAGGGCCAGATCGTCAGCCGCAGCGGCAGGCATGGGTATCTGTCCCTCTCCGATATCGGCTACGGCGACGTGCGCGGATTCATGGGTGCCAACTGCGCCCACAACTGGAGCATGTTCTGGGAGGGCGCCAGCGTGCGCAGCTACACCCCTGAGCGGCTGGCGGCGATCAATGCTGCTACGGTATCGTACAATGGTGAGGAAATCCTCCGGTACAAAGCGACCCAGATGCAGCGTGCCCAGGAGCGCAAGATCAGGGCCGAGAAACGAGCGTTTCTGGTGGCCAAGGAAAGCGGCCAGAAGGACGCAGAAAAGGCCGCAGCGGCAAAGCTGGCGGCCTCCCGTACAAAGATGAAGGACTTCCTCAGCCAGACCGGGCTGCAGCAGTACCAGCTGCGGGAGAGTGTGCCTGGCTTTGGCCGCAGCGAAGCAGCCAGTGCAGCGGCGCAGGCAAGGAAATGACCTGGCTGGACTTCCCCGGAGGGCTGTGTTATAATGCAACCATAAAAAAGGGGGAGTTTTCAAATTATGAAAAGAATCAGAACCGGTATTCTTCTGCTGGCCACTGCGGCTCTTCTGACCGCCTGCTCCGGCAACGCTTCCAGCAGCACCGCAGTCAGCGCCTCGAGCGAGGCTGTGTCCAGTGAAACGACCGCCGTCAGCGAGAGTGCCGCATCCGAGACGGAAAGCATTGCTGCCGAGCCTTCCGCTCTGGACGGGATCAAGTTCACAGTCAGCAAAGTCCGCAAGGATAACACCGGCAACTGGCGGGTCTCCTGCATCGCGGAAAACATCGACATGAGCCAGTACGCACTGGACTACTACAACCGGTATTTCACCGATGACAGCGAGATTCACTTCATCGTCAATTTCAACTACAATACCACCACGAAGATCATGGTTTCCGGTGGCCAGCTGGACGTGACCGTGCAGGACTATGTTTCCAAGGAAGAGCACGATGCCAACGTCCTGGGCAGCGGCACGGTTCTGACAGAGTATCTCGTGGATAAAGACACCGGAGAGATTGAGCAGATCCGGTAAAATCAGCTACACAAAGAAAAGCCCTGAAGGAATGTACCTTCAGGGCTTTTCTCGTATCGGTAATTCACTTGCTATAGTCGATCACATAGCCGTTATACAGGAACTCTTCCGCCGCCATGGCCGCGTCCAGAAGCCGGTCACCGAACTTCGCGGCGTCCTTCGGCAGGACCGTCCCGCGGGCGGCCCAGTTCACGCCGAGCCGGATGGGGTCCTCCGGGGTCCGTACCATGTCGTAGATGTTGATGCCGTCCTCTTCAAACTGATTCTTCAGTGCGGTCAGAGCGGCCTGGTAGTCGCGGTATTTCACGGTTTTCATAGTTCAGCCCTCCTTCACCAATTCGTAATGCTTGATGCTGCCGTCCACGAATTTCCGGCCCTGCAGGATCTCCACGCTCTGGAGCAGAAACTCGAGGTGGGCCATATCGATGGCTCCGCAGGAGCCGGGGTCGCGGAGCAGCTGCTCTGCCAGTGCGTCCTGCATCTTGACGGAGTAGCAGGTCTCACCGATGATCTTCTCGCCGTTCTCGATCTCCGCGGTGTCATAAGTGATGTTCAGCTTCTTCATGGTTAGTCCTCCTTTAAACGTCAATGCTCACAGAGTGATACGCGAACCAGTGACCCTGACGACGAAACAGCTTGAACCAGTTTGTGAACTTCTGGCCGGAGCAGTCGTAGGGTGTCGGAAGAAACTCCAAGTAGCGGTTCGCGCGAAACCAGTCAGCAGCAACCACTTTATGCGCCTCATCCAGAGCTTCCGGCAACTGAACCAGCTCCACGTAGCCGTCGATGCCATCGTCTCTCACGATGTGGCTGCGCGATGCCGCCCGGTGGGTGAACTCCCGGATTTCGCGCTTGACGTCGGCGATGTGCTTGTCCCGGCGAGCTACGTTCTCCACCGGAACAGTGACATCTCTCAAGGTACGAACGAAGCTGTAGGCTGCCCGCAGGCTTGCCATATCGTTGATATTGAACACGATTACCATTCTCCTTTCGCAGCCGCCTGGGTGACTGCCCGCTCTTCCTTCTCCTGATCCAGCGCCTGTGCAAAAGCATCCAGCGCGCTGGCCCTCGTGATCGGACCGAACTCCTTCACGAAGTAAGCGAAGGTGCGCTCGTCCCAGCATTCGACATAGCCATCGCCGCCCTTACCGTAGTTCTCGCGGGCCAGAGCCATGAACTGGTCGAAGGTCAGCGCCGGAGGGTTCGGCTCGGTGTCCAGAGGGACGACCCTCGCATAGGGGTGTCCCCTGCGAATGACCTGCGTCAGTTCGGCGTCAGCCGCTGCCCGCTCAGCCCGGCAGCCGTAGACCTTCAGGGTGCCGTCGTCCTTCTCTTCGAGGATCGCCCAGTTGTAGGTGTGCGTCTTGCTGGTGCGCACCAGCTGGCCTTTGTAATAGAATTTCATGGTTCAGTCCTCCTTGTTGGTGTACTCGTCGGTGTCACGGCTGGATTCGCCCATCAGAAACACCCGGTGCTTGCCCTTGACATCTCGTACCCAGTCGCCGCCCAGAGCGGTGAGGGTGAAGATCATCCCTTGGTACTGACCCTCGGCGCACAGCCGGGTCAGCTCCGGCAGATCCTCCCGGTGCATGACGCACCACTGAGAATCCATATTGAACGCCAGCGTGCCCAGATGACCGCGCAGCTCCTTCTTCTTCATGGTTCAATCCTCCTGCTTAGTAGCAAACCGTGGATTCATTGATGCGAATGAACTTCCCGTAGCTCTTGGCCAGCCGGGTGGCGCAGACGTAATTGTACACGTCCAAACGGCTTCTGAACTGAGGATCCCGATCGGTGAACACCAGAGTGGCGTTCCGAAACACGACCTCGAACCTTGTATAGCAGACCTTCATTTTTCGTTTTCCTCCGTTATTTTTTATCCAGAAACCCTTCCGATGGCTGTATGTTACCTCTGCGTAGAAACAAAGTCAAGTTGTTTTTGATTTATTTTTTAATTTCTTTTCGTTGTTGACTTTTACCCCGGCAAGTCATATCCTTGTGGCAGGAAGGAGTGACCCAAAATGACCACATCATCCAGAGTGAAAGCCCTGCTGGAACTGACCAGCACCGACCAAAGCACTTTTGCCGCAGCGTTCGGCATGACCACCCCGCAGGCCATGAGCAACAAGTTGCGCAGGGACAGCTGGTCGGCAAAAGACCTCGCCAAGGCCGCACAGATCTGCGGTGCAAAGCTGGCATTCATCCTCCCGGATGGCTCCCAGCTCATTATTTCACCCGACGAAGAATGACCGCTACACAGCAAAGCAGCGCCCGGAGAGACAAACCTCACCGGGCGCTGCTTTTTTTTGTCCATCGAGAGTGTAACATTTGTATAGTTGACTGCAACATTCACGCAACTACAAACCTTCAAAAAGTTTGTAGTCAGGAAAAGTCAAGGCGCGGAGCCACTTTTTCGGCTTTGACTACAATGACTACAATAACTCTTATACAGACCCTAAACAGAAGAAAATAAGAATATGCGTAACGCGTACACCTTGCGCGTAAGGAATTATAGGAATTTCTGTAGTCTTTGTAGTCATGTAGTCAAGCGCAACTCGTAACGTTTTGGCCCTCCGATTTGTGGTAGGCTATCCCCAGATCACACCACGCGCCCGGTGTACAAGAGGCGCAGAGGGCAACGCACACGGCAGTGCGACACAAAAGCTGTAGGCCCTCCGGGAGGTAAAACCATGAGACGTGAGGATTTGAGAGCCATCGAGGGCCTGACCGAAGAGCAGATCAACGAGATCATGCGCCTGCACGGGCAGGACGAAGCCGCCCACCAGACCACCGTACAGGGCTTGCAGGCGCAGCTGGCCACTGCACAGCAGGGTCTGGCGGCCTTCGACGGCGTGGATATCAACGATCTGCGCAGTCAGATCACCAACCTGACCAACCAGCTGAGCCAGCAGGCTGCGGAGTTCACCTTCACCGGTGTGCTGCGTGCTGCGGCCCACGAGGCCGGTGCCCTGGACGAGAACGATGCGATCGCATTGCTGCCGAACAGAGCTACACTGCGCGAGAGCAAGAATCAGGCTGAGGATGTTAAGCAGGCATTCGCCGACCTCAAATCCCGCAAGCCGTATCTGTTCCAGCAGGGCGCTCCCGCACCTGCGGACAGCGGCACCGGCACGCAGCCGGGCAACGAGCCCCAGGGCAACCCGATCATCATCCCGAAGCCCCGCAGCCAGGGCGGCAGTGCACAGCCCACCCTGCAGGAGTTTCTCCAGATGACCGGCGCGGAACGCATGGCCTTGCGCACCCGCAATCCGGCACTTTTCCAGCAGCTCTCTACTTTGGTGAGAGCTGCACGACACTAACGAGGTAACTGAACTATGCCTATCCCCGGCACTTTTGGCGGTTTTCCGTTTGACCCCGAGGTCTATCAGGGCTTCGTGGACCAGGAGGCCACCTTCTCCGATTCCATCCTTGCCTCCGGCATTCTGGCAAGCGACCAGAGTCTGGCCGCTTCTCTGGACAACGGCGGCACGATGGGCACCATCCGTTTCTATAACCCGCTGGATCCCGACACCGATGCCCCGCTGGTCCGTGATGGCACCACTGACAACGTGCCCACCGAGATCTCCGGCGGCAAGCAGTCCTGGATCCGCATCGACCGCATGAAGGCATGGAAGGCCACCGAGCTGACCCGTGAGCTGACTGCAGCCGACCCCATGGCCGCTGTTGCCCGCAACACCGGACGCTACTGGCGCATGTACAAGCAGAGCCTGCTGGTTAAGCTGGTGGATTCCGTTCTGGGCCTGTCCGGGCTGGCAAACCATACCCTGACCGTCAAGACCGGCGGTGTCACTGCCAACCAGCTGATTGATGTGCAGCAGTCCGCCCTGGGCGACTTCTCCGGCAAGTTCGGCCTGCTGGTGGTGCACTCCAAGATTCTGGCTGAATACAAGAAGATGGGCCTGCTGAACTACAACAAGTACGTAATCACCAACGTGCTGCAGAAGGAAGTCAGCCTGCCCACCATCAACGGTCTGGTCGTGGTCGAAAATGACCGCGGCACCGATGACGGCACCAACTACAACAGCTTCCTGCTGGGTCAGGGTTCCGTCCTGACTGCCGACCCTAAGGTCATCACCCCGGATTACACCGAGTATGATGCGGCCAAGGCAGGCGGCACCGATATCCTGTACAATAACCGCTCCTTCATCCTGCACCCGAACGGTGTCTCCTTTGACGGCGATAAGATCAACAAGCCCACCCCGACGGATGACGAGTTCACCAACAAGGCAAACTGGGCGCTGAAGTTCGACCACAAGAACGTGCGCATGGGCAAGATCACCATCCCCAAGGCAAACTTTGTCGAGGAGTAACCTATGGACAGCTGGCTGACCTACTCTGAGTACCTCGCGCAGCACCCCGGATCTGCGCTGACCGAGGCAGAGTTCACCCCGCGGGCGGTGGACGCAGCATTCTTCATCGAGAGCGCCACACGCTGGTGCGCCAGCCTTGCCGAAGAGCCTGAACAGCTGGCGCTTCTGACACAGTGTCAGTCCCGTCTGGTGGCCCTCTCCGAAGAGGTCAGCGCCAGCTGGGACGGTGTGACCAGCGTGAACAATCACGGCTACACCGAGAGCTATGCCAGCGGCATGGATATGCAGGCGTATCTGGGCAAACGGCAGAGCCAGATCGTGAACGAGGTGCTCTCTGCTCCGTCTACCCGGTGGATGCTGTATCAGGGCGGCGTGTATCACCCGCCCCGCAGACGCTGAGAGGAGGCCCGCCATGCGCAAACCTCTTCTCGCAACAAAGAGTGTCACGCTGGTGCATTGCATCCGGCGGGGCACTGGCAGCACCAGCTACACCACGGTGCTGTCCGGCGTGAGCTGCCGCGAGGTGGCCGCAGCCGGTGCCGGCGCACAGTCCGGTGCAGGCTCCGGCTTTGCCCCGAAAAGCAGCTCCGAGATCTGCATTTTTCCGGGCCATTCCACAGCAGCCCCGCAGAGCACAGCAGAACCGCCCTCAGACGCGGCAAGCACCTTTCTCGACCCAGCAGCGTTCAAGGCCGCAGACGAGCCCGCAAGGGCCTGTCACTGGACGCTGACCCCGGAGGATAAGGTGACACTGCCCTCTGGGCGGGTGGGTACCGTGACGAGCGTGCAGGACAACCGTGACGGGCACTGCCCGCACTGGTATGTGGAGGTGACGTGATGAGCGGCCCGATCAATCTCGGCATCAAATGGGACCCGAACTTCAAGACCCGCACCGAGGCGGGCTTCCAGCGGCTCCAGAAGGAAGCCGACGGAGAGTTCATCCGGCTGGTCACGCCTTACGTTCCCCTGCGCACCGGTGCACTGGCCGACAGTGCTAAAACCAGCACGGTGCTGGGCAGCGGCCTGATCCGGCACACCACGCCCTACGCAGCCGCCCAGTATTACCGGCTGCCCTGCGGGCAGGGCGTGCGTGAGGACGGGCGCGGCCCCCACTGGGGCGAGCGGTGCGTCAACGACCATAAAGAGGACTTTGCCGCCTTTGTCAAGGCGCGGGCCAGCGAGGTGACCAAATGAGCCAGACCGCAGACATCAAAGCCATGCTGGACTGGCTGGTCACCTGCCCGCTGGCAACGGCACTGGGCGACGGGGATGTTGCTTTCTCCATCGAGTATCTGGGCGCTGACGCCGATCAGGTGCAGTTCTCGTTGGAGGGCACTCCCACCGCAACGGTGATCGACCAGTTTTTCCTCGGCAGCCGCCGGGCAAAGAACTATGTGCTGGCATCCCGTATGACCTACTCACAGGACAACATCCAGCAGGCGGCGAACAGTTCCTTCTGGGACGAATTCGCCGAGTGGGTGGAGACCCAGTCCAGCGCCCGGAACCTTCCGCAGCTGTCCGACGGCAAGACGGCAGAAAAGGTCGTCTGCCTTTCCCCCGGTTACATCATGAGCCAGGACGCCGACAGCTGCCGTTTTCAGATCCAACTTCAACTCCAGTATTACCAGAGAGGGAGATAACAATATGACTGTTTCGGAAACTCTGGCTGCGCTCAAGACCCAGAAGGGCATCGAGCCGAAAGCCAGCTACACCGGCACCGAGGACACGGATGACTTCATCTTTGCCGTCCAGACCGACAGCTCCAGTCAGACCAAGGAATCGGCGTGGATCGTCTGCGCCGACCACGTCAAGGAGCACAGCGGTGCGCTGAACGCCACCACCACGGACGAGGCGTTCATCCGCACCGGCACCGTGACCAGTAAGACCGGCACCCAGCGCACCTTTTCCATCAACGGCAACCGCTGCGTGGGTGACGATTTTCAGGATTTTGCCCTGTCGCACAAGATCAAGTATGGCACCGGCAGCGATGTGATCGTGCCCTACATCTACTTCAGCATCCGCACCGGCAAGGGCGAGAGCGGCAGCGCCTCCCTGATCGTCAATTCGGATGTGGGCGGTGCCGCAAACGCTTCTGCCACCTTTGCGATGGACGTCAAGGCCGTTGGCACTCCGGTGGAGTTCGACTACATCAAGGCCAACCCGCAGTCCAACACGGATACCGCAAAGCCGGTCAAGGCGTAAGCATAAACCCAATACCGCCCCTGTCAGCCTCTGGCAGGGGCGCATTTTATAGGAGACCTGTATGATCATCAATGGTTTGGAATTTCCTTTTTCGGCACTGAATGCAGACGACCTCGACCGGCTGGAGACCGCACAGGAGCACATGAAGCAGGCAGACGCCATCGAGCGTCACCGCGCCAAGACCGGCCTCGCAGACGCCATCCGGGGCCAGTGCCGCCTCGTGATGGGCTTTCTGGACGAGTTGCTGGGCGAGGGGGCCTCGGCAAGGCTGGGTCTGACCGGCAGCGATTTTAAAGCATGTCAGCAGGTAGTCAGCGAGATTCACGATCGCATCGCGGAGGAGCAGGCTGAGCTTAAGGCGCAGCCCACAAACCGTGAACAGCGCCGGGCAGCGGCAAAAGCGCAGCAGCGCACCCGGACGGCGGGCCGCATCGTCGAGGTCAGCAAGCCCATCCGCATGGCTCCTGTGGTCACTGTCCACACGGACCCCGCAGACGCCGCACTCAAGCTGGCAGACGCCCGCGTCGCCGTGGACGCGCTCCGGGACGACCCGGAGGCCATGCAGCAGCTGGCCGACTATGCCCTGAAGATCGCAGCGGAGCGCCATGTCTGACCTGCTGACAGAGGCCCTGCCCACCGTGTGGCATGGGCAGGCCATCGACCCGGACTTCCGGCACATGGTGTGGCTCTGCAACACCTACCGGCGCGGGGCTGGTGATGACCCGCTGGCGCTGGCATGCCGTGCCATTCGGCGGTTCTATCGAGAGCCGGGGCCGCTGTTGGAGACCGCGCAGGCGTGCTCCGAGTGGTACCAGCATCTGATCGAGTTTTATCAGGCGGGGGAAACCGCCACCGAGGGGTCATCTGCGCGCAGCAGCGGTGCGGCAGCTACACTGCCGTTCGACTATCACTGTGATGCTGCGTACATCATCGCCGGGTTTCAGCGGCTGTACGGCATCGACCTGACCTGCGAAAAGGTGCACTGGTTCCGGTTCCGGGCGCTGCTGCGTGGCGTGATCGGCGAGGACTGCATGTTCAGCCGCATCATCGACTGGCGCACCGCAGACCTGACGAGCAAATCCCCGGAGGAGCGGCGCTTCTACGAGGACAAGCGGGAGCTTTTCGCGCTCCCCTCGGAGCTGAGAGGGGGTGCAGTCGTTGCCGAGACCGTGGACGAGCACAACAGTGCCTTTATCGCACGTTTCCGGAGCCGCTGAACGCGCCCCGCTCCCCTGCCCCTACTGCGGGAAAACCCTCCCGGTATGGGCCGTACCAGATGCCAGAGCAACCGGTGTCTGGGTAAAATGCAAAAACCCGGCCTGCCGCCGGGAAGTAGAGATCAAGTTATAACACAGCCTGTGCCCTTGTGCCCGCGCTTTCCGATTGAGAGGTGGGCATAAGTGGCAGATTACATTGTTACCGGCGATACCAGTCTGGACACCAGCGGCTTTACCAAAGGCATCAGCAGCATGACGGTGGCCGCCGGTAATCTGATCTCCGATCTGGTCAAGACCGCAGGCAGCAAGCTGGCAGGGCTGGCGCAGTCCTCGGTCGGCGTCGGCATGACCTTTGACGCGTCCATGTCGCAGGTGGCGGCCACCATGGGCACCACAGTGGACCAGATTAGCAACCTGACCAAGGTCGCCAAGGAGATGGGCAGCACCACAAAGTTCACCGCTACACAGGCAGCGGACGCTTTGAACTATCTGGCGCTGGCCGGTTACGACGCCAACAAGGCCGCCGAGGTGCTGCCCAGCGTGCTGAATCTGGCTGCTGCAGGCGGCATGGACTTAGCCTACGCATCCGACCTCGTCACCGATGCTATGGCCTCGCTGAACCTCGAGGCCAACAAGCAGAACGTGGACGACTTCGGCAACAAGCTGGCCATGGCGGCCAGCAAGGCCAATGCCAACGTTTCGCAGCTGGGCGAAGCCATCCTGACGGTTGGCGGCACCGCCGCAAATCTGAAAGGCGGCACCACCGAACTGACCACCGCGCTGGGCCTGCTGGCAAACGTCGGCATCAAGAGCGCGGAGGGCGGCACCCACCTGCGCAACATCATTCTGGCATTGCAGTCCCCCACCGACGACGCCGCCAAGAAGATGCAGGCACTCGGCCTGCAGGTCTACGACGCGCAGGGCAACATGCGCGGGCTGGATGAGATCCTCGGCGACCTGAACGCCGCCATGCAGGGCATGACGCAGGGCCAGAAGGACAGCATCATCAACCAGCTTTTCAATAAGACCGACCTTGCTGCCGTCAACGGCCTGCTGGCCGCACAGGGCGAGCAGTGGGACACCCTCGCCGCGCAGATCGACGCCGCAGACGGGGCTATGGGCCAGATGGCCGAGACCCAGATCGACAACCTGCAAGGCGCTATGACCATCCTGTCCTCGGCGTTCGAGGGCTTGCAGCTGGCCGTCTACGACGAGCTGGAGCCGACCCTGACGGACGTGGTCAAGTGGGGTACAGATTGCATCAGTCAGCTCTCCACTGCCCTGACCGAGGGCGGGCCGGAAGCCATGATGCAGGCGGCGGGCAGCATCCTGTCCGACCTCGCGTCCGGCATCGCGGAGCAGCTACCGGGGCTGATGACCACCGGCGTGGAGATCATCACCCAGCTGGCCGAGGACATCGTGGCAGCTACACCGGCGATGCTGGACACAGCCGCCGAAGTGCTGGGCGCTCTGGTGCAGGGCATCATTGACGCCATCCCGGACCTGATCACCAGCGCCACCGAGGTGGTCACCGGATTTGTGGACTACCTCGGCGACAACGCAGACGCCATTGTGGACGCCGGTGTGCAGATTATGGAGAGCCTTGTCACCGGCATTGCAAACAACCTGCCCGCGCTCATTACCAGTGCCGCCGGACTGATTGCCAAATTTGCCGCCGCTTTGATCGAGCACCTGCCGGACATCCTCTCGTGCGGTGCCGAGCTTCTGGCCACCCTGGCACAGGGTATCATCCGCAGCCTCGAAAATCTGGCCGAAGCCGCCCTGGCCTGCATCGCCAAGCTGATCGGCGTGTGGGACGGCAGCATGGACGAGTGGGGCCACATCGGCGAGAACATCGTCCAGGGCATCATCAACGGCATTGCGGGGCTGTGGGGCAAGCTGACCTCGTGGGTCAGCGGACTGATCGCCAATCTGGTAGGCACGGCCAGCGCAGCCGCCACCACCGGCGTCGCGTCCGGCGCTGCTTCTGCGGTGGCATCAGCCTACAACGGCAAAGAAATGAACCATGACCAGCGGCATCAGGACGCACTGGCAGGCAAGGGCATCAGCAACAAGAGCTGGACTGAACGCCAGAACGAAGCAAAAGCCGCAGCGGCCGAAAGCCAGAAAGCCGCCGAGACCATCTCCCAGTCCGCAGGCAAAGCCGCATCTGCTGTCAGCGCCTCCGGCAAAAAGGCGGCGTCCAGCGCTAAGCAGACCACCGCCGAGGTGGTCAAGTCCATCTCGGACAGCACGACCACGGTCAAGGATGGTGTGACCCGCACCGTGGAGACGGTCAACGAAACCTTATCCAACGGCAAAAAGCAGCAAAAGCAGGTCATCACCGAGACCTCCCGCCAGATGGTGGACGGCGTCCTGAAAGACATCAAGACCATCACCGAGGTTGACGAAAAGGGCAAAAAGACCGTCAAGCAGACCATGGAAACGGTGCGGGAGGTGGTAAAGACCGTCACCGCTACCACCTCCGGCATCGTGGACGGCATCCAGACCAGCACCAAGACGGTGACCGAGACCCTGACCGACGGCACCGAGACCCAGAAAAAGGTCATCACGGAGACCTACGATGACGTGGTGGACGGAGCCCTCGTCACTGTGGAGCGGGTCAAGACCATTGCCGCCGACGGCACTGAAGAGGTGGCCGAGGAGATCAAAGAGGCATCCATCAAGAGCTTCGACGACCTGTGGAAGGAGCTGCAGACCCACGCCGACACTGGCCTGCTGGGCACCTTTGATGACCTGTATACCGCCGTCAAGAACAAGGACTGGAAGTCCATCGGCCTGTGGGCGGCAAACGCCATTTACGGCGGCCTGACCGCTGACCAGAAGAAGCAGGTCAATGACTTTGCCCTCGGTCTGGTGGACAAGCTCAACGAGGCACTGGGCAACGCCCAGACGGCCCTCGTGCAGAAGGGCATCGACATCGGTGCCCAGATCTGCAAGGGCCTGACCTCCGGTTTTGGCGAGGTGTGGACGCAGGCCAAGACCCTCGGCACCCAGCTCACAGGCATCTTTAAGGGACTGAAAGCCCCCTTGAGCAGCGCCGCACTGGCCCTCAGCCAGGGCCTGTCCGGCGGTCTGCTGTCCAGCTTCCCGGCCATCTACGCGGGCGTGGGCACCATGGTGGGCACCATCGGTGCGGCCTTTGAGGGCATGATGACTGCCATCGCCTCCGCCCTGAATGCAACGGTTTTCGGCATCCCCATGGGCGTGATCGTAGCCGGTGCAGCCGTGGCGCTGGGCGTGGCCATCGCGGCCATCTGCGCAAGCCTCGGTGCCTCCAAAAAGAGCCCGCCCAGCACCGGCGGGGGCAGCGCTTCCGGCGGGTCTGGTTCCGGCGGCATCAGCGGAGATATCGACATCTCCACCGGCACCGGCAGCCTGGAGGACGCCATCAACGCCAACACCAAGGCGCTGGAAAAGACCAACGCCGCCCTTGCCGACATGATCCGGCAGGCGGGCAGTCTGGTGCTGTCGGACAATATGCGGTTGGGCAGCACTGTGGCCGCCTCCGGCACCGCGCAGGTGGCCGCAGCCGCCAACAGCTACCACCGCGAGGGTGACACCAACATCACCCAGAACATCTACAGCAAGGCCCAGACGGCGGCTGACCTCCAGCGGGAAGCCCGCTGGGAAGCCGACCGCGCCAAGGCCCAGCGCCGATGAAAGGAGGACGCCAATGCTTTTTAAGGATCACTTAAAACTGGTCACAGACGCCGGTGCCGTCCTGCATCTGGGCTGGGACTACAACGCGCCCTACAACCTCGACCCGCTGAACGGCGTGGATGTGGACATCCAGACCGCGCAGGGCATCAACCAGACCGGCACCACCGTCGAGCGGCAGAGTGTGGCAGGGGCGTGTCCCGCACCCTGAGCGTCGTGTTCTGGGGCAGCCGCGCCCTCGACAATGCCCGCAATTTTGCCCGGAAACTGCCCTATTACACCACCGGCACGATGTACTTCGGGGATGCGTATTTCACCCGCTTCGTGGTGCAGAAAACGCCCTACTTTTCCAGCTACACCGAGCCGCGCTGTGAGCTGATGCTGTACAGCCCCAAACCCTACTGGTACGGCCTGACCGCAACAGCCCGCGTGCTGGGCGGCTACCAGCCCGCGTTTACTTTTCCCGTCTGCTACGACAGTCACACCTACGGCATCCGGCAGGACGGCGAGGCGGCAGTGCTGCGTAACCCCGGCAGCCTGCCGGTGCCCTTTACGGCAACCCTGCGCAGCACCATGCCGGTGGAGCACCCGCGCGTGGTGGACCTGAAAACCGGAGCCTTTATCGGCTTTGACCTGACCTTACAGGATGGCGACCGGCTGGAGATCTACCGCAGTACCACCGACCGGCTGGCCTGCACCCTGACACGGGAGGGCGTGACCAGCAACATCTTCTCTAAGCTGGACGAGGACAGCACCCTGACCGAGCTGCAGCCCGGAGACAACGTGCTAAGCATGCAGGCCGACAGCGGTGCGGCCTATTTGCAGGCATCCGTGAGCTTTTACCCGATGGAGGCCGGTATTTTGCCGGAACCGCTATGAGACTGGACGTTTTAGACGCCGACACCCTGGTCCGTGTGGGCTGGGTGGACGTGTGGGTGTCCCTCTACTGGGACAGCCCCTATTACTCCGAGGGCGGCTTTACTCTTGAGGTAAGGCCGACCACCGAGAACCTACAGCTGCTGACCGAGGGCCGGTGGTTGGCGCGCAGCGACGAGACGCCCCGCATCCCGATGCGGATCTGCGCCCGCGCCAACCAGAACGAGGACGCAAACCTCGTGGTGAGCGGCTACCCGGCAACATGGCTGCTGACCAAGCGGGCCAGCGCCACGGTCATCAAGGGCCAGAACGCCGAACAGGCCATGCGAAGCCTTGTAGCGGCGGCAGACCCGTGGCCGCGCTTGGAGCTGGGCACCGAATACGGCTTTGACACCACCTTTGACAAGCAGACCTCCGGCGGCAGCCTTTTTAGCTACTGCCAGACCATCGGGCAGGCATGTGATCTCGGGTTCCGGGTGATTCTGGACGGCAGCGGCGCAGACAAGCGTCTGTTGTTCGAGTGTTTCCGGCCCACCTTCAACCCCAACAACCGGTACAGCCCCAAGTGGGGCAACCTGCTTAATGCAGGCTGGTCTTTTGCCGACACCGACTACGCAAACGTGGCCCTCGTGCAGGGAGCCGGAGAGGGTGACCAGCGGGCCACCTGCTGGGTGGGCGACGTGGGCAGCACTGGAGCCGACCGGCGGGAGATTTACATCGACGCCCGCGACATCCAGCCCGACGAGGAAAAGGGCGAGACCACCGCCAGCCAGTCTTACCTCGCCAAATTGGCAGACCGGGGCGGGCAGAAACTGCTGGCCCAGCTGCGCACCGGAAGCATCGAGTTTGACGTGGACGATGACGCGCTGGCCGTGGGCGACGTGCTGCGCGTCAGCCTGCCCCAGCTGGGCTACACCGCCATGGTGCGGGTGGCCGACATCATTACCGAGAGCCAGTCCAGCGGCACCACCCGGACCATCCGGCTGGGCACGCCGAGCTGGCACAAGACGTAAAGGAGGGCTTATGGCCGATATCATCACCTACCCGGAAAACGGCATCCAGTATTACGCCGACGACGCTTCCGGGTATCTTGCCACCCGCCTGAGCGGCGTATACAGCGCCGACGAGGACTTTGCCGTGACCGCAAACGGCGACCTGACCGTGAGCGTCAGCGCCGGGCAGGCATGGGTGCGTCCGGCCCGCTTCCGGGGCCGCAGCATCATCATGGAGCAGCCGGAGACGGTCACCCTGACCGCCGCCGACGCCGTGCGCAGCCGCATCGACCGGCTGGGGTGCTGCGCTACGACGCAGCCGCCAGAAAGACCCGCCTGCAGGTGCTGGAGGGCACCCCGGACAGCGCAAGCCCCACAGCGCCGGAGATCACTCGCACCGCGCTGGTGTATGACCTGTGCCTGGCCGAGATCCGCCGCCCGGCGGGCAGCACCGAGATCACCGCCGCCGACATCACTGACACCCGGGCCGACGAGGCCGTCTGCGGCGTCATGAGGGACGGCGTGACCGGCATCCCCACAGCGCAGCTGCAGGCGCAGGCGCTGGCCCTAATGACCCAGCTGTCCACCGAGCTGCACACCAAACTCGACGCCCTGGACGCCGCCATCGCGGCGGTGGATTCCGGCAGCTTCTACACCAAAGAGCAGGCAGACGCCAAGTTCGGCACGCCTTACAGCCTGCCGCCCGCTACGGCGGACCAGCTGG